CGCTTTTAACATTTAGTGTATAATTATTATACACAGGGGTTATGTTGTGTCCTGCGTAAGCATGAACACCGCAAGACTCCCGAAAGGAGGACTTATAGTACGACTTAGTCGTATTGATTTTCATCCCGAATTTAGGTAGCATATCATAGATAAGCTCCGTGTATTCGGACGGCAACAGTATATCGTCGCCATAAACAAAAACCTTTTTACTTGCCTCCTTTGCATTTGCCCTATGAGATGAAACAATGATTGCTTTGCACAATGCAAAGTGAACCACAGACATTATAGGGAAACAGACTGCTGAACCCATTGGTGCAAACATATTGACCAATAAATCAGCACGCTTATATGCAGGATCTTTAAACTCAATTATACGAGTAGATACTGCGTCAAGCATAGCAAAAATCTGGGTATCACGGAAAAACCGGAATACCAAGTCTCTTGCTACTCTGTTAGAGCCTTCTGACATATCAATTGTACAAAATGTACCGTCAGAAGATGAGAGCAATGCCAATTCCTGATTCACGGTTTGATGCGTAAAATTCACGCGACCGCGAGTCATTGGATGGTTTTGAATAGTAGTATACAGCAAGTTTTTTAAACCTTGCTGAAGATACTGCGTCTCATTCTGCTCAATGCAAATACCGCGAGGTTTGTTAGCATATTTATGCACAAACTTGAAGCGGGATTTCGGATAAATCCGCTTTTTCAAGCGCATATAGTTTCGAACTGAGGACTTGAATCCATGTACATTGGTATAAAACCAAAATGGATAATGAAAACTGTCCTCTAATTGAGCGTATCTCACATGCGGTTCGTATCGCAAATGAGATTTAACTGGCGTATTTACTGCGCCAGGACCGGGCTTAGGCTTTAATAAGTTCAAATCGACTGATTGAAAAATTTCGTCGATATATGCCTTTGCGCGGTTCAAAATAGTAGAATAATTCTGGAAATTAATTAAACCCAGACGTTCATCTGTTTTGATTAACTTATCTATTTCATTAGATAAGACGCTCTGTTTGTACTCACCTTTCAGCTTTTTAAAGCTTACGCAAAGCATGTAGATCATATGCAGAGCAAGGTGTTGTACTTCACCCCGGCTGACAACCAAATCGGTTAAACCACGTAAAAAATGGGGTAACCGTTTCCCTTTTTGTAATTTAAAACTAGGGAATGTTGGTTCGCCACCTTCTAAATAGAGTAAGAACTCATTCATGAAGGATGGCAAAGTCACAGTTGCAAAACCAATGCCTTCCGAAAAACAACGCTTGTACAAGGTTGCTAAATCGTAAGCATAGTCAACGCCTCTGTAGTGGGGTTCTAAAAGGTTAAATGCATCAGCTAGGACAGCCTTCATCACTAAATATATGTAATGAAGGTCGTCCGTGGCAATAACAGTATCTGGCTTTTCAGACATGGATTTCTCCTAAGTCTCCAGCCAGGTACTTTTCACACCTTTCTACGTAATCGATGAAGAATTGATTCGAGAAGGGCAACAGCAATGGCATGTATAAGGCGCGCTATGTAGCGCGAAACCTTTATCATGCAACACGCTATATCATATTTCTGCGCATATTGGCCACAAAATTGGCTTCCGCCAAGCACTCTGCCACTAAGGCAACTTGTGCTGCGACCTGCGCGTCTGTATGATTGGAATTCGACGCTATCGTAAGATTAATCACGATAGAGTCAAGCGTGTCATCAGCGTCATTGATGGTAAGGAACTGTGATCTCTGTAAGAGATGACGAGGCCTACCAGTCTTTGAAACGGTATGTTTTACCGTCAAATTGGAGCGAGCAGATGAATCTGCTGCAGCTTCAATATATTCGCTGGCTGTTGAATCGCTAATGCTCAATTGAGCGCGATAAGTGAAGGTACGGTCTGCCGTACCGTCGTTGATTACTAAAGGGGATGTAAAAAGTCCCATGGTGTTCTCCTTATAAGCAAGCCGTGTCGTGGCTGATAACGCCGGGAAATCCGGATGAAGTCAACATTGCATTGTATTGCTTAGGTTAGATCACTGCACGAGCTAGGGCTAGCAAGTTAAGTTTCTGCTTGCTAGATGGCTTCCTTAATTTAGGAACGACCATACCCTTAAACGGGGTTCTAACTCTCCGAGTGTAGAGTGACGATTTACTGCCACTATACAGATTATGTTGGGATTCCTGAGGTTCTAAAGAACCCACGCAATCACCAACTATCATCGGACCGTAGAGATATGCTGCATCGTTATGGTACCCTTGCGACTTAATAGTCAGAAGGGATTCACAATATTGTGACCAATTCAGATGTACATTTTTATCTCTCTGTGCTGCTTTAATCGAGTCGCCAATATTAAGAAAATAATCAACGACAAACGAAAAAGGCATAAGTTCCCACATCGCTGTAGGGCTATTTAATAAGCCCCAGTACTGTGTGAAAGCCGCCAAAGAGGACCGCAACTTATAGTTGTATTGGTACTCCATACAGGCGTTAAAATTAGTGCTTTCCACAGTTCCTACATATGTTTCGTAGGACGATGTACCTGTTCTATTCGAATAAAGTAACTCCGAATAGTAACGTGTGTTTGTTTCTCTACCAGCATCAGCAAATTTCTGCTGAGCCTCCTGTGCTAGAATTCCGCACTGGGAGATGATGGTACCCATGTCTCGAACAAAAGGTTTGATAGCGAATTCATTAGTTAAATGAAGAGCTGCCGCACCCTTTGTGGCGTCCCAGTAGTCTTTCAAGATCATTTCCCTACGTAATTTACGTAGGAATCTTGAGAATTTGGCTACTGGCCTTCCTCTTGTAAGCAGTTTAAGGATACTTTTAAAGTCCTTCATTTCTGCAAGGAAGACCAACATGTTGACGTCCCCTTCGAACCGCGGTTGCATGGTATTCCATGCGCGCGCGCGCGCTGCGTCATAATATGACACATAATGCGCGGAAATAGGGTCAAGAGCATAAGAAACAGGCTTTCGTCGATAATACTGCGAACTCCAGGTCCTACCGTATTTACTGGTATCGCCATGGTGATAACAATTTGTTATCGCATAGTTCACTGATTTAGTGACTCTATGTAAGCAGTTGTTGTACTTTGGTCTCGGCCGTTCGGTTGAGTAAAAATACTCAGAGCCGTAGCGACTTGCGACGTAGGTTGAAGCTGAATAAGGATATCCAGCTCGTCTACGCGCGTACAGACCACTCGACGTTGTCCAACCACGATCAATTGCTTGTTTGTGGTTACACTGTGAACTCGCACCCCCCTGACGAACATCTTCAGGGCCGGAGTCCGGGTTCAGAACTCGTGTCTTTAGCAT